TTTTTTTCTCCATCATACGAAGACGTTGATCAACTAAACGTATATCTCTCTCACATCCTTTCTTTATTTCATCGGTTGCACGATCCATATCCTTGTGCAATCCATCTATCTTCTCAAATAATACTGCGTCAATGCGGTCTTGCTTATCTAACTTCTCATTATGAACTGCGAGAAGTTCTCCCATTTTGACAGAGTTCTCCTGCAGAGATTGAACAACTTTTTCTAATCTCTCTAATATCGCTGCATTTACATTGTTATTATCATCCACGACTAAGTATTTTTACTCCAATTTATTTATTGTTTTTCTTCATCCACATCCTTCTTGATCCCGTGCCACCATAGATATATCTTTTTTTCTTACCTTTTTTCTTTTTTCTACCTTTTTTAACTGGGGGATCGTCACCTGCCTCAACTGTACCTGCAATCTGTCCTCCACCTACATTGTTGGTTGGTGCTTCCTCTTTTAGTGGATTATATGAATTAAATTGATTCTCAGGTGCATTCATTCTCTTTCTAGTCTTTGCATCAATTTTTTTACCAGCAACAAACTGATTTGTATCTGTGGGTCTATTTAATTGTTGATAAACAGGATTTTTTTCTAGTTCGGGATTATTATTTTTTTGCGTTATATCCTTAAGCATCTTTTTATTTGCTTTATCTACATCTCTTTCATCTTTTTTTGTTATTTTATCCTGTATTTTTTTCTTTTCTTTTGCTTCTCCTCCATCATAGTAATCATCTTTCTTTGCTTTCCTATTAACTCTTAAATTTATTCCATAATTCTTCTTCTTTGCCATGTTAAAGAGTGTTGTAAACGCACCAATAGTGGCTGGTATCTTTGAAGCAACTGCAGGAATAGCGAAAGCAGCTTCTTGGAATTGTTTGAAGGTTTTCACTCTCCTCCACCTCCTCCATTACCTCCACCACCGTTGCCACCACCGTTGCCACCGCCATTTCCACCATTGCCATTACCGCCACCATTACCATTACCATTACCATTGCCATTCTTACCATTACCACCATTGCCTGAACGATTATCTCCACCACGATATCCACCACCAAAGTATCCTCTTACATATCCATATTTTCCTTTCTTGCCTTTTTTCTTTACTGGGACACAAGACTTCTGCTTCTTGCTATACTTAAATCCTGGCGGACACTTGCTAGCTTTCTTTTGCTCTCTTAATATTTCTATGATTTTATTAATGTCCATTAGAGGTTATTGAGTTGATTGAGACACTCTTGATCTACATCAATTGTATCTACTTTTGTTTTTGGGTATTCTGGAATACGATTTAGAAAAACTAAAAAACTCTTGACGATTGGCCAGAGTTCTTCTTCTAAATTATAGAAAAGTAAAGGAACTGCAGCATCATTAAAGACATTGAACAATATAATTAAATGATTCATTATCAAATGAATTTTCAACTCACCAGTATTCTTATACCTTTTAAGTAATCTTTTTATATAACGAATTCTCTTCAAGTCACTCTCAAAGTCATCTTTGGTAACTGCTTGAGGATTATCGTAGAATTTTATAGCAAAGAGCATATAGTTGCTCTCGTTCAACTCATCAAATCTCATTTTAGGTCATATTAACTATCTGGGAATAACTGGTCATCAGATGCGTCACCAGTAATGGAACTAGAAGCAACAATTACTTCAGTTTTAACTCTTAAATTACCGTGCATATCAGTGTAAGATGTGATACCAACGTATCCAGCGTGAGAAGGTGCAAACTTTCGTGCATTACCTGATGCACCATTTGCTACACCTTGCTCAGTTGTGTCAACTCCATACATTGTGAAGTTGGAAGAATCCATACCTTCATGATGTGAAGTAAACTTTGGTTCGCCAGCAGTATTATCAGTTTTTCCCCAGAGTGGCATAATTATACCTCATTGTTATATTATATAGTTACTATTATGCAGTAACTGTTAATGTTCCAGCAGCAGTTCCCTGTGCACCAGATATAGCAACAGCGGAGTCAGAAGCAGTTCCAGCAGCATCCTTGATTGTAGCACCGCCAGGTTTTAAAATGTTCTGAGCACCAATTGTAAGTATGTCACCTGCATTAGTTGCAGCATTTGCAGCAGCAATTGCAAGATTAAATATTAGTTCATTGCTACCTGTTCCACTAGCATAAACAAGGGTGTGTGGTCCACGTCCTGAACCTGAACCTTGGTTTCCGTTAGTAACTGCGATAGTTGGTGAACCAGTAACTGTAACTGCTTCATTATATCTAACTCTAACAGATAAAGTAAATCCTTCGGACTTATCTGCAGCAGTTGTAATCCATTCTACTTCAGTAACATCAGCAGCACCAATACTGGTTGACAATCCTCCGATTGCAACTAATACTTCTGGTGTTGCACTTGCATTATCGTTTCCACTAAGAGCAGAACCAGCTTCGAGCACCCAACCACTTGCGTTTGCAAATACTTGTTTCTTCTCAGCCGTGGTCAAATTCTTAGGTTTTGACTCATCCGAGTCAGTCGCTCCCCATAAAGGCATGATTCTCTGTATATATTTCAGAGATATTTATATTATCTTGCCTTTATCGCTGCCTCTACTTGTGCTAATAACTTATCATCCATATCAGTCTTTGTCAATTTAACTGCTTTTTTAAGGATTACTAAGCATAAGTCAATAAGTTTTTCTCCCAATTCTGCATCATCGGGGATCTTGTTAATCGCATCCGATACAATCTTTGAAGCGATTGGTAGTAAAAATGAAAACATTGTTATGTTTATGAACTATATTATATAGCTACGACCCTGTTGTTGCTGACATATTTGAAGGATTTGCAGTTGCATCTTTTCCGTATGGATTATATGGTTTTTCTTCTTTTTTGTTTTTGTTCTTAGATGCTTCTATTCCTTTTTTTGCTTGGTCCTTATACTCTTGACTGAATGATGGATCATCTTTAGCAGGAGTTCTTTCTTCACAAGCGTCAACTGCCATTACCATAGGATCTCTTTGACCAGCAGCACGAAGTTTGTTTTTGATTATGTTAATCATTGCATACTTACCACGCATATCTGGTTCTTCTTCTTTCTTCTCATCATCTTTTTTCACAGAATCCTTTGTCATCATATCAGATATTTTATCTTTTTTCTTCATCTCTTTCTTCTTAGAATCATACATCTCAATCATTTTTTTCTGTGCTTCAGAAAGAGAACTACCTTTTAGTTCTAAGTGGGCATAGACACCAACTTTTTTTGTAGGTTTTAAACCATCATCTGGATTAACAGTGACAGCACCTGTTGCGTAATTATCTACAGGACCACCAGTTACTGGATCTTTACCAGTAATTTTTTGTGTACCTGGTTTTGGTTCTGTTGAAATAGTGCCATCTGCTAGGTATGCTTCTTTAATCTTTTTATCTGCTTTCTTACGAATTGCAGCACCAATAGCTCTTCTTCTCTTGAGAAGATACTTATCTGTCTTATCATGATCTCCATCATTATCAATATCTTTATCTTCTTTTCCAACTGGATCTAATCCACCACCTTTTGCTTTTGCAGTCATTTTACCTTTCTTTCTCTCACCTTCATATGGTTCACCATATTCTGTCATTTCTACAGACTCAATATTAGGATTACCACGAAGTTCAGTAATCTTTGCACGATCAGCAAATCTTACATATGATTTACCATTCTTATCTGTAACTCTAACTTTATACTTTTTAGCGGGTTGTTCATCTAATTGTTGTAAATATGCAAGTTCTAGTTCTTTTTCCTCTTCTTTTTTTTCAACAAATACTTTATATAATGCAGATGCAACACCATCTAAAGCAAGATTATCTGCATCATTTATAAACTTTTCTGACATACCACCTTTCTTACCAAATATTTTTTCTCTAACTGCAGTTCTATCAGCCTGACTTAATGAGCTATTAGACATGTACTGAGCGAATGCTGCTTTAAGATCTATATCCTCTCTTCTTGCACGATATCTAATATCATATACTGCTTGACGAATTCTTTTTTCAGAACCTTCTTCAGAAGCTCCTTTTGCTTTACCACCTTTTGCAGATGGAGGTGCGGGTTTACTTTTTCCTGATCCCTTTGCAACCATAGGTGCAGGTGCAAATTTTCTTTTGGGTAAGCTTTCAGCGATATCAGTGCTCATTTTAATGAAGATTACTTTCTAACTTTATATTTATTTATAAATTGTTTTCCATAGGAACTTCCTGGTACCATAGTTTCAACGTATTTTCTAAATGCATCTGTGCCTACTAATCTTTGTGTTGCAGGTACCCCTGATGGTGTATTAGAATTTACAATTGCCTCTTGTAAATCTTTTACCCAAGATTTAAACATAATATTGCCTTCAGATACACAAATTAAATGATTTGCTCCACGACGAATAATACGTCCAATCATACCAGTATTTAAATTTTCAACTCTATCTCCTATGTTAAAAATTTTCTTTGCAATATATGATTCTCTTAAATTTTCCAAATCATACTTAGGTGCAATTTCCCATATGTTCCAAAATTCTTTTGCCTCTTTTACGTTCATTGATTGACGTACAGTATCAAACAATGCCATTGCAGATTTTCTTGGTGTTCCTTCTGGTAGTCCTGCACGGAATGTTTTAAAATCACCTTCCATTGCAGCAAGTCTCATTCTTGAAGAAGATAATCCTTCCATTCCCTCTGCATCAGGATCACGATCACCAGATGATACAACTTCCATATTATCAAACTGATAAAGTTGTCCATTATAATTTTGAGATAATTTATCAAACTCTTTTACACGATCTTGTCCTGCAACTATTCTTACATTAGTATATCCATCATTATGTGCCTTTTTTAGAACATCAAATATTGTACGATTCGCACCATCATTAACAATTCTTTCACTGTGTTGTGGAAATAATTGTCTCATAATAGATACCTTTGTATCTGCATCTAAAGGATTTTTCTTCTTATCTTGACTTCTTGAAGGGACAATAATGTAATCACTCTCTTCTGCCTCTGCTGATTGTGCAGCAATATCCATAAGTTGTTGATGACCTGCGTGTGGTGGATTAAATCTACCAAATGCGAGTGTCAAAGTTCCTTTTGTTTTTGGAACTGGTGGCGGACCTGCAACTAAGTCTGGACTTTGAACTTGTTGTTGCTGCTGTTGCTGTTGATCTGTAGCAGGTTGTTGTGCTTGTTGTGGATCTTGTTGTTGTAATTTTGGATCTACAAAATTAGGATCGGATATATTCTTTTCTTTTTCCGTCTGTTCTGGATCTTTACCACCAACCTTTTGTCTTTTATTATAAAACTTTAATCTACCTTTTTCGGTCTTTGCTACAAATTCTCCTGTTGAACGATCATACCATCCTCCATGACCATCACCTTCTAATCCCAATCTCGCTGCTTGTTGGGATGCAGTGTTCTCAGTAATAAATTGTAAAAATGTCTTCATCAGTTTCTGGTCAGTTTCAATAAGATCTCGCTCTTATTCTGCGTCATGTAGTTAAGAATTGACGCTCTAGTATGTTTATATTTATCATCTTTGTTAGCACCCAATACATTATAAGAGAAAAACATAAAGTTGTCCCAGATGTTCCCTCTAATTATTCTTTGTTTTTTGAATTGAATTATTAGAGACTCGATAAGATCATTCATACTTTAAATCCTAATTTATCTGATGTAGAGTCATAACTATTTTTATTTCTAAAATGAAGTCCTGATATAGTTCTATCAGATGTTGAAACTACTTTAAATCTAGGTACACCATTATCTATATCAAGTTTAACATAAAAAACTTCATTGTTCAATATATCTTTTACAATCTCTGTAAATCTTTTAGAAACCATAGTCTTCTTTGAAAATTCAACAATTTTTTTCTCACAAACATACGCTATATTTCTAAGAGTAATTGTTTTACTACTTTTTAATCTAGCATCATCTTTAATTAAATTAGAAAATAATTTTTTTGATGCGTCTGTTAATAAAGCACTATTACCCCTAAGACCACCGACAGATGCAGCAGCTTGTTTAGATATTGCACCAATCAAAACACAACCTTGTATTGCACCCATATTTGTACTACTTGAATTTATAGTACTCATTAATCTAAATTCTAAAGTATTTCCATATTTTGAAGATAATGTAGCATCATTTAATATTGTAGGAACAAGAGAAACCATCTTGAGTGTATTTGCAGTTCCTTTTGACTTAGCAGAAATTTTATATTGTTTTGTAGAAGTATTAATATAATAATCTAAAAGTTGTGCTGCACCAGATGATGGGAATGAAATTGTTGATGATGCATTAACTCCTAAATTTAAATTGATTAGTCCTGACTTTAAACAGAATATTGGTCCTAATGCCTCTCCAAAATCTTTTGTGATTGATGCCATAGGAAATTCACTAAATTTATATCCCACTAATCCACCACTTCCAGATGAGATATAATCAACTAAATCTATTAAATATTCTTGCAACTCACCTTTTATATCTTGTCTATTCTTAATTGCAGTTTTAAGTGTTGTTACATATAATCCTAGTGACAAAGGTGCTCCTAGTCCAAACGCTTGAGGTTTGAGATCTATGGCACCTATTGTTTTTGGTTTTACTAAGTTATCTATATTTGTAAAAAATATATCTTTCCCTACTCTAACAGCAACTCTTGTATGTGATTTAGATCGATTATCAATATAAGTTACAGGTGTTCCTCTACTTAATGTTTGAGTTACTCTATTACCATTTTCTTCATATAAAATTCCACTATCCACTTTAGACATCGATGTAATATCACCTTGTCCTTTCCAATTACTATTCCAATTATCGACTCCTCGACTTGCTGCCATTTACTTTTTGACTATTTATTTCCATATATGCCAACTCTATTCCCTTGTGTTGTAACACAATTTTCTTTGCTTCTGTCATCTTTTTATGATAAAAGATGATCGGTTGTTCTAATCCTATGTCGCCACTCATTGTTCTTCCTCCAAATCTAACGGTTTACCAAAAGTTTTGTATGATAACTGCTCTTTTAAAAAATCAACTTGTGCTTTAAGTTGTTTGTTTTCTTGTTCAAGTTCTTCAATGTGTTTTTCGTAAACAGTAATCATATTCTCCAGTTGTTCATTTTTTAATTCTAACTCATAGTCCATAGGGGGGTATAGTATATTATAAATTTAATATTCTCTTTATTATCTATCGTCTGCTGCTCTGTTCTCTGAATGGTAAACATCAAAGTCTCCACCAGGATATCTTTTCTTTAATTTTTCTACGTTACCTGCAACTACATCTTCGATTGAAACATCAAGTGCAGCACACGCTTGCATCACGTACCACATAACGTCACCCAACTCAATAATAAGATGTTCTCGATTATCATCGTTGTAAGGCTTACCTTGGAAAACCATCTTCTTAACGATCTCCATAAACTCACCACCTTCAGCACTAATGCCAACAGCAGCAGTAAG